CAAAGGAATGGAAGTATGCTAATCGGTCAGGTGTACGTGCCGTACTTAAAGACGTACAGGTTTTAGAACTTGTGGAGTATATCCCCAAGGATGAGTTTGATGAAGAAGATGGCTACGTAGCCTCCAACGTAGTTGCTTCTGATCAAACAAAGACTAACAGTAGTGCATCAAGTGATCTTGAATTTGACTAACTGTTAGAAGGATGCTGAGAGAACTATCATGGGTAAATTAGATAATTTAGTTTCAGATATTGCTACTATCTTTAAGGAGTCTTCCTGTCCTTCTGAAGATGACCTGAAACAATTTGCCGATGATGTTCTCTCAGTCATTCGTAAGTCTTTTGAACCTCGTGTTGTTAATCCTAATGAAGCACTACGTTTTTCTAGTGTAGGTAAACCCGATAGGCAATTATGGTATAGCTATAACAAACCAGAGATTGCAGAAGAACTTCATTTATCTACTAGAATTAAGTTTATGTATGGAGATTTAATAGAACAGCTACTTGTATTGTTGGTTAAAACAGCAGGATATAAAGTCACAGATCAACAAAAGAAAATAATTAATAATGGAGTAGTTGGACATACTGATGGCAAGATTAATGGCGTGGTTGTAGATTATAAATCTGCTTCTCCTCATTCGTTTAATAAATTTAAAAATGGTTCTATATTTTCTGATGATCCATTTGGTTATGTTGCTCAACTGTCAGGCTATGCAGAAGGAGATGATGAAGCTGCCTGGGTAGTAGCTAATAAAGTTACAGGACATATCCATGTTCTTACTCTCGATTCACTTGAGATGATAGACTTTGAAGAACGCATTAATCATGTAAAAGATTTTATAGAAAAAGATACTCCACCTTCTAGGTGTTACTCTGATAAGCCAGAAGGTAAATCAGGTAACAGAGTATTAGCTATAGGTTGTATGTATTGTGACTATAAAAAAGATTGTTGGAAAGATGCTAACGATGGACAAGGACTACGCAAGTTTAAATATAGTAACGGTCCTAAG